GGGCACTAGGCTCAGCGATTATGCGAAGAAGTTTTCGGGCATGTCGATGGATGTTCCTCCCGATGACCTAAACGCGGATTTTGCTTCTACATTTAGACCCGATGTTAGCTTTGCCCAGTTGCAGGGGCATGTTGATAAGTTAGGAAACGCGGTGCAAGCAGCATATCCCGAAACGAGTTATTCTGGCATTGTAAATGCTGCCCGTAAAGATGCTAACACTGTTCCTCAAACTGGGATAATGAATGGCCTACTGAACTTCTTTGGTTTTGGCAACGATGCTGCTGACGAGAACGCATCGTTGGAAGCGGATGCGGCGAGTCTTGCTGAGATTTCAGCACGGTTAGCGGAGGAGGGTATATCTGATCCTGACGGTCAGTTTGCTGGTAGGTTATTCAAGGCTCGTAAGAGTCGAGAGTCTAGTGGCGATAACGTTGATGCTGTGCAGCAGGGATTGGGAATGTTGGCGAATAGTCAGCAGGCTCCTTCTTTCCAAGAGGTCCCTCAGTTGGCGCAGGTATCTCAGGCTCGGGGTCGGGGTTCTGACCCGATGAGTAATTTTGGTACGAAGAGTATGTTAGGATAGCATGATGAGAAGTTTATTTGGAATACCATTACCGGAACGCAAGGGCATGAAGACGGGTGGGCAGGCGGTTCCTCGCAAGACTGTGATTGCAAACCAGCCTCACCAGTTGGCGTATATTAATCCACAGGAGGAGCAGATGCTTCTTGATGCGGGTGGCACTGGTCAGCCGGGACCGGGCGGTATTCCTGCTTATCCCGATAAAAGTGTAAACCCTACTGGCGGTTCCAAGAAAAAAAGCACGACAAAATTCACCAGTAATTACAGAAGCCCTGACCGTGATTCCACAGCAGAAGACAAACAAAGAGCGGCCAACGCCAGAGCCAAGGCTGCATATGTGGCTTCTCAAGCTATAAAAGATGCCCCCACCGCGGAACGGGGCCGAAACGCGAGACGTAATGAAAATCGGAATACAGGTAGTCAGAAAAAAATAAATATCCTAGATAACAGAACCACGGGCATGTATGGAACAGCAGGAGAAGATGGGAAATACGTTCAATTAGGCGGGGGTGTAAAAGGGAAGGTAGGAGATATTCCAACGCGATCTGAAGCCGATAAAGCTGAACAGGCTAGAAGATCGTCAGCCGCTCAACCTGACGCTCCATATTTAAATAATTATACACTGGATAAATTATACAAGGACCGTTACACGACCGAAGACGGCGGTATTTTAAGTACGATTAAAGATACCTATATGAACTTGGGCAAAGATTTCTATGCCGAAGGTAAGTTAGCCCTTGCGGACTCGTTTGGTGGGGAACAGGGTTTTAAAAATAGTTTGCTTAGTGATTACCCAAGTTTAACCGAAGAACAGTTGTCGTCTGCGTACAAGGAATTTGAAACCACTACTTTAGAAAACCGAGCGGCACAGCGCAAAGAGGATACGGAAGCTCCCGGCAAACGCGCCGCGGCTCGTGAGGGTGACGCCCGTGATCCGGTAACGGGCAGGCGGATTCGTGATTTAGATTTCGAGTGTCCAGAGGGTTATACCTTTAACGAGGCGGAACAGCGGTGTGAGATAGTTGCAAGTGTGGGCTCTGGTATTCCAACCCGCGGCGGGTCATTTCCAGAATTGACAAATTCTGGTGCTACAACTGGGGTTCCTGTAGTTAATACTCAGTACACGCAGTTTGCTGCTCCGACCTTGGCTGGATTACCTGCTGCTGCGCCGAATGGTTTTGTAATGCCTATGATGAATACGCAACCGATTACAATCGCGCAACAAACTCCGCAGGGACTAGCTGGATTACAGCAGCAGATTCAGCGTAATGCAGGGATGCAGACTGGGTGAATTTACAAGCCTTACCGGAAGAAGCATTAAAGGAAATCTTGGCCTTAACTGAGGCCAAGAGGCGGATGGATTTGCGTGAGGAAGCGCAGGAGAAGTTCTTACCGTTTGTACACCATGTGTATGACAACTTCATTGAGGGTCGCCATCACCGTGTGATTGCCGAAAAACTTGAGGCTGTTGCGCGAGGGGAACTCAAGCGGTTGATTATCAACATGCCGCCTCGTCATTCCAAGTCTGAGTTTGCAAGCTACTTGATGCCTGCTTGGTTTCTAGGTAGAAACCCTAAATTGAAAATCATTCAGGCTACGCACAACACTGAGTTGGCGGTACGGTTTGGTCGCAAGGTACGAGATTTAATAGATGACCCTGAGTACAAGATTATATTTCCTGAGACGAATCTTAAAGAGGACAACAAGGGAGCGGGTACTTGGGGCACGGACAAGGGCGCGGAGTATTTTGCGGCGGGTGTTGGCGCGGCCATCACGGGCCGTGGCGCGGACCTGCTTGTTATTGATGACCCACATTCGGAGCAAGATGCGTTAAGCTCTACTGCGTTTGACCATGCGTATGAGTGGTACACTTCTGGTCCTCGCCAGCGTTTGCAGCCGGGCGGTGCGATTATAATTGTTATGACTCGTTGGGGTAAGAAGGACTTAACGGGTCAATTACTGGCGCAACAGGGGTCGGACATCATGTCTGATCAGTGGGATGTTGTAGAATTTCCTGCGATTATGCCTAGTGACGAGCCATTGTGGCCTGAGTTCTGGGAAAAAGACGCTTTATTGTCGATCAAGGCGTCATTACCTGTCGCCAAGTGGAATGCACAGTGGCAGCAGAACCCTACGAGTTCGGAATCTGCGATAATTAAGCGGGAGTGGTGGAAAGATTGGGAGAAAGAGAAGATTCCGCGGTTAGAGTACGTGTTACAGGCGTATGACACGGCCTTTTCCAAGAAGCAGAGTGCTGACTACAGTGCGATTACGACTTGGGGCGTGTTTAAACCGGAAGATGGCGGTCCAGACAACATAATTCTGATGGATGCGCGTAGGGGTAGGTGGAATTTCCCTGAGTTAAAAGAAGTTGCCCATGAGGAACATGAATATTGGGAGCCTGACATGGTGATTGTTGAGGCGAAGGCCACTGGACAGCCTTTGATAGACGAATTGCGATTGAAGGGCATTCCAGCCTTGGGGTTCTCACCGGGCAAAGGAAGTGATAAGGTAACGAGAATGCACATGGTTGCCCCGTTGTTTGAAGCGGGGATGGTATGGGCTCCGATGCACGAAAAGTTCTCTGATGAGGTCATAGAAGAGGTTGTTTCGTTCCCATATGGGGATCATGATGACTTTTGTGATAGCATGACCTTGGCATTAATGCGGTTTCGGCAAGGCGGATTTATTGCTTTGGACGGCGAAGAAGAAGATGAATCAGAATGGAGGCCCCCGAAGCGGGAGTATTATTGATGGCATTACCACCCAACATGGTTGCACCGGGCTTAGACCTGAATGATACAGCGGGACTTCCTGACGTAGAAGTTCCTATAAATGTTCCGATGGAGTTCCCAGACGGGGCAGAAGTTATTGATGACGGTCGTGGTGGCGCGATTGTTCAGGCTATTTCGATGGCTCAAGAGATGCCGCAGGAAGAATTGATTCCGTTTGACGCAAACTTGGCTGAGTATCTGGAAGACGGCGATCTTGGCGAGTTGTCCGCGGAACTTAGGGGGTTTTACGAGGATGATCTTGAGTCACGATCCGAGTGGGAGGAGACCTACGTTAAGGGTTTAGACCTCTTGGGGTTGAAGAGTGACGAGCGCAGCACACCCTTTCAGGGAGCATCGGGGATAACTCACCCAATGATAACGGAGAGTGTGACGCAGTTTCAGGCACACGCTTATAAGGAGCTATTACCGTCTGGCGGTCCTGTTCGGACTAGCGTTGTTGGATTGAAGGATCGGCAGCGTGAGGAGCAGGCCAAGCGCGTTAAAGATTTCATGAACTATCAGATTACTGAGGTCATGGAAGAGTACGATCCCGATATGGATCAAATGTTGTTTTATCTCCCCTTGAGCGGTTCTACGTTTAAGAAGGTTTACTTTGACCCTACTAAGCAACGTGCGGTTGCTAAGTTTATTCCTGCACAGGACTTGGTTGTTCCGTATTCGGCGTCTGATTTGCAGACTGCCAGCCGCGTGACGCATGTTCTCCGCATGGAGATGAACGATGTTGCCAAGATGCAGTACGGTGGGATTTACCGGGACATTGATCTGAAGGTATCGGATGATGTTGAGGCGGATTCTGTTCGTCAGAAGGTCAATGAGCTTGAGGGTTTATCTAAGAGTTATAGCGACGATGTTCTGACCATCTTGGAGTTCCATGCTGAATTGGACCTTGAGGGTTTTGAGGACATGGACCCGCGGACGAATGAGCCAACGGGTATTAAGTTGCCGTATATTGTTACGCTGGATGATTCATCGGGCAAGATACTGGCGATCCGCCGCAACTACGATCCCAACGATATGATGAAGAAGAAGCGTCAGTTCTTTGTGCATTACAAGTTTATGCCGGGATTGGGTTTCTACGGGTT